ACCAAACTGATATTAGTGTGTATTCTATAGAAGAGGGTTCAAGTCAACCACTATACTATCTACTTAAAAAATCTGTTAGTGCAACAGCAGCAACTTTAAAGACACAGACATTTACTTTTGGAACTCCAGAAAAGTTTGGCACAGTAAAACTACCAGATAATAATGTTGTTAGAATAATATCTTGTATAGATAGTGATAATAACAAATGGTATGAAGTTCCATTTTTAGGACAAGAGACCGTTTTTGAAGAAGTAGAAAATACAGCAAAATTTGATACAGAATTAGCACAATATAATGATACTGCTCCTTACATATTAAGATTAAAAAAATCTTCTCGTAGATTTACAACAAGAATAAATCCAGATAATACTACAAACATAGAATTTGGTGGTGGTATTTCAAGTGACCCAGATTCTTTGATAATACCTAATCCAGATAATGTCGGTTCAACTTTACCAGAGGGTTTAAATAGTGTTGATACAAATGTTGACCCATCTAATTTTATGTACACAAGAACATATGGTCAAGTTCCAAGTGGTACTACTTTGACTTTTACTTATCTCGTAGGTGGTGGTATTCAGAGTAATGTTAGACAAGGAGATGTAACAACTGTAAAAGCCATATCAACTACAATTGATGACTTTGGTAAAGATGCCACCAAGATAGCAACTGCAAGAGCATCTGTAGTTGTAAATAATGAAGAAGCAGCAACTGGTGGTGGTAGTGCAGAAACATTAGATGAGATTAGACAAAATGCATTAGCAAACTTTGCAGCACAAGGTAGGGTTGTTACTAAAGAAGATTACATAATTAGAACATATACTATGCCACCAAGATTAGGTGCAGTAACAAAAGCATATATAGTACAAGATGAACAATTAAATGAAAGTGAAATTCTTGCAAAAAAAGAAGACGATGAAAAAATAATTAATAGAATTTCCAATCCTTTAGCGATGAATTTATATACACTTGGATATACTGCTGATAAAAAATTAACTCAAGTAAATACTGCAATAAAACAAAATTTAAAAAACTATTTAGGTCAATTTAGAATGATGACAGATGCAGTAAATATAAAAGATGCTTTTATAATAAACATTGGTGTTAATTTTGATGTAGTTCCAATACCTACTGAAAATGCTAATGTAGTCTTGTTAAGATGTATAGAAAATATAAAACAATTTTTTAACATTGATAAGTGGCAAATAAATCAACCTATTTTGATTTCAGAATTACAAAGAGAATTATTTTTAACAGAAGGAGTTTCTAATATACCGACTTTAGAAATTGTGAATAAGTTTGATACAGATGCAAGTTACTCTGGAAATGTCTATAATATTCAAGAGGCAACAAGAGATAACATAGTTTATCCAAGTCTTGACCCGTCTATATTTGAAGTAAAATTTCCAAACACAGATATACAAGGTAGGGTGGTAGCATAATGATTATTCATATTTTTCCAGACACAGACTCAACTTTATACGAAGTATCTGCTTCTATGAATACTGGTATAGACCA